ATAGTCTTTTTATTTTATTCAAATTTAGGAGGAAAAAGAATAATGGTTAGAACAGCAGATTTAGTAAACGAATCAAAAAGAATTGCGAATTTAGGAATAGGTGTTGACCAAGACGGAGCATATGGCACTCAATGTGTAGACTTACCTAACTATTTAAGCTCTTATTTCTTTGGTAAAACATTGTGGGGGAATGCGATAGACTTGCTTAACAGTGCAGCAGCATTAGGATATAAAGTTGAGTATAACGTTGTAGGAGACCTTAACAGCAAACCAAGAGCGGGTGCGGTGTTTGTAATGGACACTACTTATACAGCAGGTCATCCTTATGGGCATACAGGAGTTGTAATTGAAGATTCAGACGGATATACGATGAAAACTATTGAACAAAATGTTGATGGAAACTGGGATAGTTTATATGTAGGTGGTCCAGCAAGATATATAACTAGAGATTTTGAAGGAATTGTAGGGTGGTTCTATTATCCGGTTGATGATACACCAGCAAGCACCCCAGTTACAACCGATTTATACGAACTAGACAAACCAAGAGTATTTACAGTTGGTGTAGAGGGGTTAAACGTGAGGTCAGCTCCTTCAACGAGTGCTGAGGTAGTTGCAAACTACTCTAAAGGCGAGGAGTTCAACTACACACATTATTGTTACGCAGATGGTTATGAATGGCTGTCTTACGTAAGTCATAGTGGAGAACGTAGATATGTTGCTAGCATGGAATTAGCATCAGGTACAGACTACGGAACGTGGAGATACTTGTAATTAAATATAATAAGTGGTAAAATATTTATAGATGAATATTTTTCATACTTTATTCCCTAAGCTCAGCTTAATTGCTGGGCTTCTTTTTTTATTCCTTTGTTTTGAAGTATTTAATTATAACCAGGAAATATGATATAATATATGTGTTAAGCTTAACAAACTTTTCATATTAACTCCCTTATTTGTTATTACCTACCAATTAATTTTGGTAGGTCTTTTTTTTATGTCTATTGAGATAGAAATATTTTAAAATTTCCGTTTAAAAATTCTTATTAAAATTTTTCCTTAAAAAGAATGGATTAATCTTGATTTTTAATTACAGAAGTGGTATATTTAATGTGTAAATGTGTATATTAATAAAATTAAAAAGGGAATGATATTTATGGCTACAAGAAGTTTTACAGCAAATATTAAATTTAATAGAAAAAATGCTGATAGTTTAATAAAAGCTTTAGAATCTACAAAAAAAGCAAAAACTATTGAAGTTTCTAATGTAGAAACAATAAAAGATTTAAGTTTAATTAAAAAGATGTTTTCTCCTAGAAAGGAAAATGAATGTCTTTAAAGATTATAGGTTTGCAATCGTTGTTAAAAGCATTGGATGAAGAAACAGTCCAGGAAATATTAAATAATTTTAAAAGTATTCCCAACACAGTAACTGGAGAAGTTAATGATGTGGAATACTTTTTACATTCTAAAGCTATTCAATTTGAAAAAATGGCTATTTCTACCACACATTTGATATTTAGTGAATATAAAGAAAATGACGTATTAGTAGGATATTTCTCGGTAGCAAATAAGCCTTTGACTATGTCGAAAAGGAATTATAATAACTTGTCACCTTCTCAAAAAAGAAAATTATGTCAAGGTGGAAGAAAAACAGAAATTGGAGGTTACGAATTAAATAGTTACCTTATAGGGCAGATTGGTAAAAACTATTCAAAAGAAGCACAAGAAACAAATAGTATAACAGGAAAAATGATTTTAACCTTAGCGTATAATACGTTATTACAAGCTAAAATGCTAGTTAATGCTAAATTTGTTTGGTTAGAATGTGCTGACAATCCAAAACTTTTAGATTTTTATAAATCTTTTGGTTTTACAGAAATTAATAATTATACATCTGAAAATAATTTAAAACTATTAATAATGAAATTAGAAGATCAAAAATTTAATTAAAAATTTATATATAAGGCTTATCAATAAAGATAGGTCTTTTTTATTTCATAATAAATAACTATTGCTAATAAGAATGAAATATTGTATATTTAAGGTATAATACTATTTATTCATTAAAGAGGTGCTAAAAAATGAGTAACTTTAATAAGATTTTGGAAATATTAAATACCCTTGAATTAGATTACAGAGCTATATTCTATTATTGGTATAAAGATAATCCTGATAAAATATTTAGTTTTGAAACAAAAGATGGTTTAGTAAACGAACTAAGAAATGTGAATGAAGCTGACTATCAAAATTTGATTTTTGAAATTAAGTATTCAGATGATATGTATCAAAACTACGATTTTAAGTTTAATTTAAATGATTATGAAATTTTAGATAAGACAAAATTAACGGATGAAGAGTTATTTAAAAATACGAAAAATGATGAGTATATAATTTATAATAAACTAGAAGATGTTTCGAATAAAGAGTACATCTTTTCAATAATGAAGGAGGACAAATTAAAAGTAGAGGTTAAGATATTTTCTGATGGAGTAGAGAAATTAAACGAAGTTATCATAATTGAGGGTAACTGCACATCAAGTAAAAATATTGAATTGCTCTCAAAATTTTTAAGAGCTGATAAAATATGTAATGGTGGAATATTTAAACACGGTATGGAAAGAAATTATTTAAAACGATATTAATCTTTTCAGATTCATTTTTAATACTCTAAACGTATTTGAATTAGGCCCTCATTATATGGGGCTTTTTTCTGTAGGGAAAAAATAGGGAAAAACCTTCTTAATGGTTAGAAAAATCGATTAATTTCTGTATATTTTTTAATATGTTGAATATTTGTTAAAATATGCTCAAATTAGTGTATTTTTATGCTTTTTTAGGCTTTTCACTTTATCAATTTACGGTTACATGATATAATTATTTGTTAAATATAAAACGCTGCTAATCATTGAATTAACAGCGTTTATTTTTATTTAATTTTACTTATAGGGAAAAAATAGGGAAAGCTTTTTCTAATTTATTCTGTAAATCGACTTTCATATTGGCAGTAACATGTGTATATATACTAAGTGTTATACTAGTGTCAGAATGTCCTAATCTTTCAGATATAACCTTGATTGGCACTCCTGCCTCAATAAGTAACGCTACATGAGTGTGTCTGAATGCATGTGAAGTAATGTTCAACCCCTTCAGATGATTTAGTATGGTATTGTAATGGACTTGGAATATATATTCTTTATTTGATATAAAGTAAAACAATATATTCAGTACATAGGTTGAAACCTCTATTGTTCTGATACTAGTTAAAGTTTTTGGCGCTGATATTACACCGTGCTGGGACTTGGTTTTATTTACAGAAATAGTTTTGTTGGTAAAGTCTACATCTTTGGGGGTTAAGGCCAGGACTTCACCTATTCTAAGCCCAGTATGTAACTGAATAATGGCCACATTACGTACAGTATTGTTTTTAATACTTGCCAGGATCCCTGGTATTTGATCCTTTTCTAAGTACTTAATCTTTTGTAACTCATTAGCTTTTTCCTCTTTGGTAAGCTTAAATTCAAGGTTCACATCAAAGCTTTTTACATAATATTTCTTTATAAACTTAAAGAGGTTGTTGAACATTCTAACCATAAATTTTATTGTTTCTGGAGAATATTGACCTCTAAAATCAATTAGCATCCTCTCATATTTTATCTTAGTTATATTTTCTAGCTTTTCATTATCATCTAGCTTTTTAATGTATGTTTTATACATTTTATAAGATCCTTCTGTAAGGGTTGGTTTCTTGAACTCCAGGAACTTTCTTTTGTAATATCCCAATAATTTCACTTCAGAAGCGGGGTTTAAAATCTTGTCGATCTTAGCTTGTAATTGTTCGTAAGCTTCTTTTTCTGTTGCACGTGTCTTATTATTCTTAACAATAGAAACACGCCTTGTATTACCATCATTATCCTTAAACGATTGTATATATCTATACTTACCATTATGGGTTATTTCTCTATACAATTAATACACATCCTTTCTTTATTATTGCTAAGATGTGTGATATAATTAAATTATTGAGCGAGGTTCGCTCCACATCTTAAGTAATTTTGAGAACAATATTGTTATGTGACGACTTAATAATACTCAAAATGGACTTACTGGTTGATAAACTCACAACTCTTGGCGGGGGCGTGAGTTTTTTTATTTAAAGTAACAACACAAAAAATTTATTCAACGTTTGAAATTTTATCGAAGAATTCTATAATACTTTTAGCTGTTCCCACACTTCCTTTGTAAGTCCAGCTATCTTTTTTAACAGGTTTATCGATTAAATTAATAGAGTAGGTTCCCTCATTATTACCGGTTACTGTAATTTCTATTTTTAATTCTGTAACTTGATTTTCAAGTTTTTTCTTACCTGATAGGCCTCCGATTAACATTCCTGTAGGGCCTAATAATAAACCTCCTGCTGCAACTCTTCCGACTGATACACCGCCTTGAGCTACTTTGGCACCATCCTCAATAAGTTTATAATCAACTAACTCATCGAATTTATAAAATCTTAAATAATCATTGTTAATTCTGAATAGTTCAGATATTTCATCAATGGTAATTCCAGCATAAGAAGTTGTTTTTTTAAACTCTTTTCTTCTTCTTAAGTTCTCTTTAGTAGTTTCTTTATCTTTAAGTTTAGATAATTCAAACTCTTGTCTTTTTTTCTCTTTTAATTCTAATTCTTTTTGCTTACGTTCCTGTTTAAGTCTTTCTTTTTCAGGATCTTTTTTAAAAAACATAATATTTATTCTCCTTAATTAATATCTACTCTAAATATTCTAATCTCTTTTCACATATACTATAATCAAGCTTATAAGCTTCTGATATGTGAGTTAGATTATTAATTTCCCTTATCTCTTCATCTGATACTATAAAATAGCTTGCGAAAAGGTCAGCTTCTATTTCTTGCCTTGATAATGGTGTTGAGGTAACACGCCTTAAAAAATGGACGTTAGATCCTTTGTGCAGGATGTAGTGACCTAATTCATGGGCTAAAGTATATTTCTGTTCTTTAGAAGATAGTTTGTTATTAACGTGTATGCAGTGATATGTGTTTTTATCTATTTCTAAAGTATGGTACAGACCTTTATTTTCTCCTAGATCTGAAAATTGTACAATAATACCTAATTCTTTTATAATTTTCAATGGATTGTTTGTTCCGAATTCTTTTACAAGAGAGTTATAAGTCTCTTTAATTGTCAATTTTAGATTCTTTATGCCGTGCTAATGCAATACGTGCTGCTTGCTCAATTGAAGCACGAACTAACTCCTTTGTTACTTCATCCATTGGCTCTCCTTTATACATTAGGGTTTGAGTACTATTTAAATTTTCCATTAAATCATTAACCATATTTGAAATGTCTATATTTTCATTTTGATTATCTGTTTTGTTTAAATCAAGATTGTGACCTATTAAATCACTTCTTTCAATACCAAAGAACTCACTAATTTTATCTATTTTATCCATTCTTGGTGTATTTATACCTTTAATATAATAAGATACAATAGCAGGGCTTACTTCTAAATATTCAGCAAGATCTTTTTGTGTTTTCTTTTTCTCTTTCAAGTATTTTTTTAGGTTTGTTCTGAAAGTTTCTTCTATATTATTATTCATTTTGATAACCCCTTTCTGTCCTTTATTATAAAGTAATACTTAAAAAAAATCAAGTAAAACTTAAAAAAAATTAAGTTTTATTTAAAAAAACTATTGACTTAAGTTAAACTTAAGTGTATAATATAGTCAGAAGTTAAGAAAGGAGGGTGCAAATTGACATTAAAACTCACGTTAAAAGCAGCTAGAGTTAACGCAGGATTAACTCAAAAAGAGTTGGCGGCACTAATGAGAATTAGTGAAACCACAATGATTAAATGGGAGAAAGGAGACGGCAAAGATATAAAATTAGGAGAATTTGAGAAATTATGTAAAATCTTGAATGTTGATACAAATCAACTTATTTTTTTAAAATAGCACTTAAGTTTAACTTAATTTAAAAAGGAGTGATTAAATGCAAGAACCTTACAATGCTTATTTAGATAAGGTAAAAAATCCGTCCCACTGGGTTAAAAGAAATGACTTACGGAAATTTCTAGAAATGGATAAATCAAAAGATAAGTTCAATAAATTCATTAAAGAGATTGAAGGGCTTGAAGATTCTTATCTTTTCATCCAGGGGACTTTAACAACAAATAAGACTTTTAATAAAGTTAGAATTTATAACTATATAAATCAAAAAAATAGAGAGAAGGAACGACAAAATGCTTAAAAGAAAAATTAAAAAAGATAAATTAAATGTTATCTACTGGACGGTGGCCGTTGTGAGTATTTGCTTCTTGACATTAACAAATGTAGATTGGCAATTAATAGGCGGGTTAGCAACCGGATTAATAGCAATAATTCAATTCTTATTTGATAAAGAGTTCAGTAAAAAATATTTTGAATAGGAGGTTGACATGAATAAATTTGAATTGCATAAAACATTAACTGAGCTTCAGGAATTGCAAAGAAAAGTTGATAGCCATATGAAGATATGGGATAGGCAGCATATAGAAACGGCTCTGTGTGAGGAATTCCATGAGTGGTACAACGCGATAGGACTTTTTAAAGATTGGAAGATAAATAAAACTTCTAGAGAAAAACAACTAGATGAACTTGCTGATTGCTTAGCATTTACATTATCTCTTCTTAATGATGATAGACATGTTTATAGCATAGAGAGGTGTAGATTCATTCTGAAAAGAATATCTAATAGAGATCACAAAAAAGCAATGTTAAATGAGATTGAAACAGGATATCTTTTCAATAAAAGAGTTGGTAATACAGTTTATATACAAACTTCTGAATTTGCATTAGAGCTAATTCTTGATATAGCAATGCTTTATTACTCATTAGATGAGCTGTTTGAAGCTTATAAGAAAAAATCAATGGTAAATATCCAACGCCAAAAAGATGGATATTAAATAAAAAATAGCCGTTTAAAACAACGACTACTTAATTAAATTTTCAACTATAAAATAACATAAAAAAGGAGAAATTGCAAGTGGCAAAAGATAATATTAATCCAAATCACTATAAATTTGGAAATTTTGAAACAATAGATTTAATTCAGGAAGTAGTAGAAGATTTTGGCAGTGTGTGTCAAGCTAACATACTGAAATATGGAATAAGAGCTAATAGAAAGCATGATAACCCAAAAGATGACATCAATAAAATAATTAGATATTGTGAATTTTGGCTGAACGATATAGAAGGTGTAAAAGCTAGTGAGAAACGTTCTGAAGAAACTAATCATCAAGAAGATTTCAGCCCATTTGATAAGCTGCACAGCCTTTTAAATGACCAGGAGATGGATCTAATTAAAGATAAGAATATTAAAGTAATTCATCTAAATGGATTAAAAATGTTAGAAGATTTTATTAAAGAAAAAGAGGAAAGACGTAATGGCAAACACGAGGCTAACAGATAAATTAAAAGAATTAAGATTTACATCTAATAAAATTGATGAATGCTTAGGCTTGTTTGAATTTGATAGTTTAGAAAGAAGAAGGCTAAGAGAAGCAATGGATATATTAGATAATAAAGTCTTTGAATGGGAAGACATAAAAAATGAAAGTATTAAAGGAGATTAGAAAAATGGATTTAAACGTAAATGTAAATGTGATTATAGCGAGTAAAGATGATGTAGTTTTATTGGAAGATGTCCTTACTAAATTAGGAAAAGGATCTTATGCAGGAGTTCCTCAAGTTGTAACTCCGGATATTGTTCATCCTATTACACCAGTAGAGCCTACAGCACCAACACAACCAGTTACACCAGTAGAGCCTA